CATAGCAGGTGCAGCAGCAGGTGCAGCAATAGGCTCAGTTGTTCCGGTTATAGGTACAGCAATTGGTGGACTTATAGGTGGAGCAGTAGGTTACTTTGCAGGTAGATGGGCAGGTAAAAAAGCAGGAGGCGCTATAGCAGATGCCATTCCAGTTAGTGCTAGTGAATTAGCAGAATCTAATGAACTAGCTGAAACCACATTAGAAAATGTTGGAGAAAAAGATCCTGAATTAGTTACAACAATACGACAAGAAGCAGATCAAATAGAAGCACAGATGTTAGAAGAGGCAGGTGATGAAGTCTCAGACAATGATAAAGCTGCTATTAAAAATGCTGCTCTTGTAAAAGCAATACAAAATCATACAGCAGAAATTGATGCCCTTCCTGTAACAGGTGGAGCTCAATTAACTAGTCAAATAGAAGATGAAGATTCAGGGACAATAACAACAAGAACGACTCAAAGTATAGGTGGAACCTTTAGTGAAAGAGACCTGATGGAAAATGATCCTGAAGCATACGCTGAATTTCAAGAAGTTAAAAAACAGTTTAGAGGACAGCAAGGGGCACATTCAAAAGCAATTATAGAATGGGGTCGTATGGGAAGGACTGAAGGATTTGAAGGAGGAACACTAGAAAGAACACAAAACGGAGTAGCTGTACCTGAAGGTGAAGAGATGGAGGATTTACAAGGGTCTATTGAACGGGGAACATTACCCACAGGAGATGCCATTGATAATATGACTGACCGAGCAGGCGGAGGTCCAACTACAGAGCAAGGGCCTGTTATTGTAAATAACACAGTACCTGCACCGGCACCTACACCACCAAGTGATGAGCCTAATATAGCTATTATGCCTTCTAGAGTTAGAACTTCTGATAGCGTTATACAAAGATATCAAGACAAACGTTTTAGAGTCTAATGAAACATCAAGACGAAGAGGTATGGGAATACACCCATCGATTAAGACGTCATATTAAAAAACCAATTGAATTAAACGCGTTTGCTATAGTTTTGACACTCTGTCTGACAGGCGTGTTGCTCTATTACCTACTTGCCTAGCCCACTTACTATCTAACATTTCCTCAGAAGCAAGTTTCCAATGATGGTTCTCTAAATGATTGATAAACTTTTTAAATTTACTTAACCTAGGTCTTCCTAAGTTGAACATCATATTAACAAGAACTTCTTTTAATTCATCTGGAAAATTATTCCAACGAGCCTCAAATAATACTTCACATTCCGCTATAGATGTATCTAAGTCTTGTTGAAAGACTTCATATATTCTATCTTCGGAAACATCATAGCCTTCCGGAAGACCGTCTTCTTCATCATCTTTTGTAATCAAGTGTCCTATTCCAAACGTTAAAAATCCTAAGTGATCTTTGTATATACCATATACAATACCCTCATCAATTTTTAATTGTTCATAGACATTGTCTCTATTTTCTTTTTTCATTATTGTATCCTAACATTATGTCGGGTTTGAGAAAACATACTGTAATACTGATCCTTAGTTTCTCATATTTAATATTATCCGGATCGGGATAGCTTTTATTTAAACCTTGTGAGTCATCTTTCTTATATATGTAAGAGTCTGTCCCAGGTACTTCGTGTTCTAACCAGGCTGGCCACATTAATAAATCGCCTGTTTCTGGGTAGATTGTTTCTTCCAAATTAAGTTTAGATATTCCTGGTACTGAACTTGTTACCAGACTGTTTATAGGAGATCTAAAAGTTATTGGTGCATGCTCTTCTTCTTGTTGAACATAATAAGTTCCAACTAAACAATATTGTGAATGGTGGTGCCAAGGATAATCATCTGTTTCATCAAAGACGCTCCACCATGCTTGTACTGGCCAATATTCCTCTAACTGTTCAATCCACATATAATCAGACATTTCTTTAAAATATTTTAGTGCATGTTGATGTATTATTGCTCTTAACGTTTTCCAACCATCTACACCTTCCATTGAATCTTTACCTTTATCATAAGCATGATTTCCTTCACTATCATATAGGCCTAATTTTCTCCAATGTTTTCCTTTTAAAGGATTCTTTTCTAAGTAATATGCTCTTTCGTCATATAACTTTGTAATAGATGTGGCAAGTCTTTTATTAAGATCAGGATAATTTGACTTTTGTAGATACAGTTTTGTAGGAAATAAATCAATCATATTTTGCCTTTATTATTTCTAAACATTCTTCATAAGTTTTATCAAATATTGATACTTTAAAAAGGTGTCTTGTAGTTGTTGGTGGCATAACACCATGCCAATGTTGAGTGTTAATTAATGCAGTTTCATAATACTCATCAATGTCTGAATCTATTCCTTCCATATTATTATCGTGTGGTTCCATACGGAAAGTTATAGGGTCTGGATTTTCATCTAATAAAACATTAACAGCACATTCCGTTTTTCTATCTTGATGAAATGGAAAACGATACCCTGCTTGTTGTATATAAAATATTGGTCTCGCATCTAAATGGCCTAATCCTAAAACATTTCTAAAAAGGTCTGCTACTTGGTTTGCATATCTTTTCTTTGTAAATTGAATATTCAAAAAGTCTAATTGAATTTTTGTTTTAGGATCAACAAAAGGCATAAGAATTTCACTCTTTAATTCTTTTAAAAGACGTTCTTTATTTACTCCAAAGTCAAATCTATGTATCATTGTAATAATGGGATTATATATTTGCCTGATAAATCTTTTGGACCCATTATTAATTTACTTGGGTTCTCATGATGATTCTTATGGTAATCCTCTCCTCCTAAAAATATGTTAGATATCCAACCTAAGTTTGTTGGTTTACCTCCTTTATGGCCATTCCAATTTAAGTGCATTGTAAGAATCCAACTCCAACTGAACATGAATGCTAACCACACTACCAACCAAGGACTAATTATGCCTAACAATATTAAAAATGTGATATATAACTTCCAATAATGTTTGGTTAACCAAACAGCATCTTTATTCTTAGCATAATTCCTCATAAAGATTGGTCTTGTATCAGCATACAAACCAAAGAAAAATCTTATAAGTCCTATTTCTTTTGGATTGTGAGGGTCTCCAGGTTCGTCACTATATTTGTGATGGTTTAAATGTGCATGTACATAATGTCCAGGCGGAGTTAATCCAGACAAGACCATACAAGAAAGCATTAACTTCCTTCCTAAGTATGAGGGTTTAAATTGATTATGCGTTAACCAACGATGATATCCTATGTTGCCTAATCTTGCCACCGAGACTGCCATTATAAAACCTAATATAATTTGCCATATAGGTAATGTTGTTATGGCCTGAGGAACACCTAGTATAGTTATTAAAAATAATAATGTAACCCGAATAACTGTCCAATCACTAAATTTCATATCACTATTTATGTACAAAAAGAAGCCCTCCTAAGAGGGCTCCAAAACTTTGAAAGTTTAGTCTTCAGCCAGGGATTTGAAATATGACAAAGTTTCATCTTCATCATCTGTGGTTGAAGGTTCTGGTGCTGCTTGGACGGACTTTACTTTTTCAATAAAGTGATCGTCTGCTGCATCATTTGTAGTTTGAGAGATCTGCTCAGCCGTTGCGACTTTAGGACCACCTGAAAGAACTAAATCTAATTTAGCTTTAAGTTCTTCATAAGTTTTGAATTCACCGGGTCCAACCTTCTCTTGTAAAGAATGTTGTTTACCCCAAATTTCTTCAATTTTCTCATCACTACCATCAATAGGTGAAGAGTTATCAAATTCACTCTTATCATAATTACGATATCCTTCTACCTGTCGAATTTTTAATTTGAAGTTTGCTCCTTCCCAAAAGTCAAAAGGATTGACTGGTTTCTCATCTTCAAACTGTGGTTGCATAACATCTTTAATTTTATCGAAGATCTTCTTACCAAATTTGTAGTAATATACATTACCTACTGTTTCTGGATTAGATGAGTCTTCAACGACTAAAATGTTTGCATAATAATTTAGGCGCCTCTTTTGCTTACGGGCAATATCCTTATTAGCTTCAACACCAGAGTTCCAAAGTTCGGAATTTAATTCTGAGACTGGATCTTGCTTGTTTAAAGTTGTAAGTGAATTTTCGATATACCATTTACCGGTTGGTCCTTGGAATCCGTGATTCCACATTCTAACCCACGGCATATCTTCGCCTTGAGGTGCAGGCAAGAACCTAATAACGGCGTAACCGTTACCTGCCTTGTCTACTGTTGGTTTCCATTCCCGCTCATCACCTTTTTTAAATGATTGGGGATTTGAGATTTTTTCGACTTCCTTCATTAAGTTGTCGAAGTTTCCGCGTTGTTTGCGGAGTTCTGAAAGTGTATTAAACGACATATTATTCTCCTGTATTGCGTTGTATTACGTTATATTTTCGTTGTATTAGAACTATTTCTAGCTCTAGCAATGTTATTTATAAGAGTTTCATGTTTAACTGCTAGTGTTTTGGTATTACACATTACAAACGGTTCGTACCTTTTAACTAATAAACATGTATCTCCTATTAATAAATCACCTAAATAATCATCTATAAAAGGCAGTATTTGGTTTAATATAACAACACTTTCTATTGATATATGTTTACCTAACAATAGCCTTATTTCTACTGGATGATCGTTATTAGTGCCCATTAGTTTTTCTTCAGAGTTTAGTATAACTTCTAAATCCTGTCCAAACGTGTAACTAATTCTATCTTTTCTAGCTTCCCAAGCTTTAAATATTTGGTGGCTTTCTATACCATAAGGCATACCACACTTCTTTTCTCCTGCTGCTGCATTAGCAACCGACAATGCTACAAACTCATCTTTTTTATATTTGTCGCATACCATTTTAAACATTCCTGGCAAACCTATTTTAGCTTCAAACTTGTGTTGTGGCATAGCAATTGCTCTACCAAACTTGTATCTATCTTTAAACATATTAGGATATTTCTTTTGGTCGTACTTGCCCCAAAAGTGGTTTTTAACAGCTACATGAATTTTATATGCTTCTAAAGGTTCCATTTATACATCTGCCAATAATATACATTCTTAGGCCAAACTTCTTTTGTATCTAACTCTTTGACACATTTATAACCTGAACTTTCCATTATCTTTTTAACTGTTCCAGAAGATAGTTTGTGCCAATAATTCAAAGGATTTTGTATAAACATACCATTTGATCTGCCTAAAGGATTGTGTTTATAATCATATTCATATGGTACTACACCATCTTCTTCAACATCTATATTTGATATAATAATTTTATTGGGTGTAGAATGATTAACTATCTTTTCCAACAAATGCAAAGGAGCTAGCAAGTGATATAACAATCCACAACATACGACCACATCAAAAGGCCTTCTTTGACTAAAAAACTCTTCGTAACCATTATGATATATGCTTGCATTTTGTATGCTCTTTTGTTTAATAGACTTCTTTAGCCCTTGAGCAGAAAATATTTCAGGCTCAACTAGCATTAAATAACTTGGATCTTGTTTTAGAATTAATTTTGAATGATGTCCTGGACCAGGACCTAACTCCAAAACACTTTCATGGCTCTCTATAGAAGAAAAGAATTCTTCATATGACCATTCTAAATATTTGTTCCACTGCTCTTTTTCATTCATAATAAAGTGTTTGTCTTTCTCTTTTCTTTAAGTAAATTAAGATCTAATGCTTCTTCTTTTATTTTTGCTTTGATAGAAGCTGTTAAGAACTTACTAATACTTTCAATTTCAATTGACTTCTTTTCACAGTAATCTACAACCATATCCATACATGGCGAGTTCGTATTGAATGCCATCTTTTCTATATATTGTGAAAACTCTGTTGAAGTATGAAACTCTTTTGTAACGAGAAAGACATCACTAACTTTTTCTTCAGTCATTTTTATCGTGTTGTCTACTACTACTCTTGCCGTCATTACGTTTATTCTCCTTCACCCATTGTTTAATATAATCGTGTACATCATTATGGCATTCTATATAAGGTTGAGTGCAACAGGTGCGCTTTGCCTCTCCCTTTCTATCAAATGTATGTACCACAGGATGATCAAAAGCTTTTGCTATTGATGAAATGCTTTTGGGTTCTCCTTTTCCAAAGTGTGCTACTGAAGGTACGTTAGGATCAGCCATAAGCTGTAACATGCCTTGCACAACATCATGAACATGGGTAAAGTCTCTTTCCTTTTTCCCTGTTCCATAAATCGTTAATGGTTCGCCTTGTAAGTAGTCTTGTTTAAATTTCCTAACGACTGTGCTATATTCTCCATAGTCAGCCTCGCCAGGTCCATATACATTATAAAAGTACATTAAAACATAATCTAAAGAATATAATCTCCTATACAAATATAATAACTGTTCACACATTATTTTGCTAAATGTATAAGGATTTTCTTGTGCTTCATTATATTGTGTACTAGATGAGGTTGCAAAAAATAATTTACAATTAAATACTCTAGCCCAATCAGCTACCGTTGTTGTAGTAGCAATATTATTGGTTATTGTTTCAGATGGATATTCTAATGCTCTTCTAACTCTTGGACTGTTTGCTAAATGAAATATACAGGCGGGAGGTTCAATTGTTGCGTGATGAGGATTAAAGGTTGAGACTTCAGCCTTATGATACTCCACGTTTTCATGTCTAAAAAATACTTTACCGGTTCTATTGTCGTCAATTACTGTAACAAAAAATCCTTGCTCAAGTAAATTTGCAACGAAATGTGATCCAATAAAACCGCACCCGCCTGTTACTATTATGTTTGGCATATCCGTTAACATTCTACTATTATAGATTCTTTAGAACTAATTATCAAGAGGTTTATAGAAGATATGGTTGTCTATACTAACCGTTTGAACATAATGGTTAGCCCAATCTGGATTAACCTTTTTACTGTGGTACCATAAAGCACCTTGTGTAAAGTCTGTTGCTTCCCAACCTAACATTACAGATGCTAATAACAATATTTCGTCCCAACAAGATTCTGTAGGGGTATCTGATTTTCCATCACAATACCAACTGAACTGACACGAGTGAAGATCTATTCTACCGCTAGGATAGTATTTAGTCTGTTTAACAACACCACAAACCGTGTCAGGAAAGTTAGGGTGTTCTACTCTGTTGAGTGTTACTAGAGCAACTGCAATTCTTCCAGCAGTTGATTCACTTCTAGCTTCAAAATATATATTCTCTGCCAAACATTGGACGTCTTCATGGTGTTCTGCCTTAACAGGACCTGTAAAAAATCCTAGTAACATTCCAAGAAATAATATTGGTAACAATGGCCATTTACTACTCATAGTCTTTGCCTCCTTTATTAGAAGTTATTTATACCGTATATTATAGCGGAGTTTTAGCCTAGAATCAAGCCCCAAAGTACCAAAAGCGCTGTGTGTATAAATATAAGTTGGTGTTATATAACACCATAACGGAAAATTATAGGAGGTTTTTATGACCACGGCAACATTGGGTACAGTTGCGAGGCGCATGAAAGCCAAAATTGACAGACTAAGTGAAGATCCTAGATACCCCGAAAGAGGTTATCGGAAAATCAACGACGCGGTTCAGCTAGTAACTTACATGATAGCTCCGATACTGTTACCATTTATATTAATGTACCTCTAGATGAAGGGAGGCTAAAATGTTCATACAACAGATATGGGAATTTTGTAAAGCGTATCCAGGATGGGCAGCAGCATTTTTCTTTTGCGGCTACCTCATAGGGTTAGTAATAAAAAGTTCTATGGGCTTAATTAATTAAGTCTCGAGGGAGGGTAATCTAATTGGGTTACCCTTTTCCTTTCTCTGTTAGTACATGTCAACATAAATAATACTATGAAACACATGATCAAGTGGCTAAAGATATGTGCCCTGTTACTTACAATAATGCTTGTTGTTCATGCAATTGAAGTCACATACGATATCCTGTATCACAGAGACGCCGGCACACTTTTCATCCCACATTAAAAAGAGTTACAAAAATAGCCCTTTCCTAACCTTTCTTTTATATAAATAAATTAGTGGCAGATAGTTTATTGCCACAAGGAGTAAAAATGAAAAGAATAATAACAGCTGTTTTTCTTTTTTTCACCGTAGTCGTTAGTGGTTGTGCTTCAGTTGGAGCAGCCATAGACACAGTAAGAGACGTTGCTGCAACAGCAGTCGATACTACTGTTCAAGGAGCGGCCAACATAGCATCAGCAGTGGCTGAGGATGTAGTAGATACAACCAGTTTCGTAATCGAGCAAGGCGCAGGAATAGTAGAAGACGCTGCTGCTAAAGTAGATGAAGAGACTGATGAGCTATCAACTAGGAACGAGGTAGAAAAACCAGACTTTCCTACAGGTGAGTTGAAAGATTAACTAGCTAGTCAAATTAAAGGGCCTGGATATATTCTCGAGTGTGTTCAGGCTTTTTTTTCATATGCGTCTCTGGCTTCCATCAACTTAGAAACATAGTTGTCTCTCTTTTCAACAAAAACCACCGGACCTTCATCTTCTTGAGCCATTAAAATAACCGTTTGATCTACAGGTATCCCTGTTCTTTCTTCAAACATTATGGCATAAGCTGAACATTGTATGAACATATTTTCACACATCCATTTTTCTTTCTTTTTCTTAGAAGTTTTAAAATCTATTATAGATAATCTTCCTCTATATTCTGCAACACAATCTACCTGGCCTGCAAGTCGTAAATGATCAGAATATAAAGTTGATTCAAGTGCTCTTATATTATCTATTTCGTTCAACAAAGGACGAAAGTCTGAATACATTTCTTGATCTAAAATACTAAGATTGGATACATCTTCAGTCTCATTACGTAGAGCATTCTCACAGAGCTTATGAATTGATGTTCCACGAGTTGTTGCAATTCGTGTTATTTTATTTGCTTCTTTATGACCCACACGTTTGCGCCAAGCATCAATGCTTGGTTTTGATTTGTGGGATAAAATTGTTGTAATTGAAGGGTACAACAAACCCGAAGGAGTAACATATCTCCTTCCGTTGTCTGTATTGACACGTTTAAGCCCGTCTATTTCAACGGGTATATGATTAAACATAATTTACCTAATCCAGCATTTATATCCTGAGCATTGGTCTTTTGGTTCGTAACAATAAACGCAAACACCTTTTTCGTCTGCTTCTTTTTGTTCTTGCTCGAACTCATGTTGTTCAGCTGCTGCGTCATTGTGTGCAGCTAAACCTTGTTCAAGGTCACGAACTTCTTCAGGTGTATATCTACCACCAGAAGCCTCTGCTAGGATTTCATGATATTCTTTAGTCATTCCTCACTCCTACTCCCCAATCAATAACAACAGGAAATCTAGGTACTCCGTCTGGGGATTTTTCGAAGTATCTAACTGTCACCCAATTAGGTTTTACTTCCTGTTCCAATAAATCTTTTAGTGCTGCTTGGTTGCCTCGAACTCCACTTCTAAATGTTCTACCATCTCCAAGTTCAAGTTCAAAGTGTTTGGCATATCCAGACCAGTTACCTGAGCCTTCTAATACTTCTACAACATCAAATTCTTCTGTTATAAACTCCTTCCTTTTCAACAAATTTTTACTTCTTTTGTTATCATAAGGAGCATTGTTTCTAACCATTTGTCCTTCATAACCATCTTCAGTATATTCTGAGTATAACTTATCTAAAGCTTCTTGATCATCACATACTTCTGTTGGAACGTGAATTACTTTAGCGTGGTGTATTACTTTTGGCAACAAACTAATTCTATCTAAAAATAGTTTATCTGTGTCTTTTGGATCAAAACAATCATAAACATGGTATTCAACCAAGTCCATTGTTTCGTATAATTCTTCTTCGCTAGGTTTAACTTTACGAACAAGACTTGTAATTTTATTAAAATTATCCTTTAATTCGTGATTGTAAAGTTCACCATCTAAAATTATATCTGGATACACATCAAAAAACGGTTTTAAAGCAACCACTATATGTGGGCATGTAGTAATTTCTTTTCCTGCCCTAGTATATAGTCCATCTATTCTAGCAATACATCTAATGCCGTCTAATTTGGGTTGACTAATGCCACTTGGTTGTGGTCTTTTTGTATAGTCATGTGCAAGTTGTGGTTTGAACTTATCGTAAGTATCAACCTTTGAAATGTCTTCGAAGTATTCTTTTTCTACTTTCTTATCCCACATTGCCTGTGCTTCTTTTTGTGCTTGTTCAGCATCTGTAGTAGCATTTGCTTTGCCTGTGTTCTTACCTGTAGCATCTTTCCAACCACTTGTAACTAATTTGCCGTCTTTTATACCAGCAATAGTTCTAGTAGCATTCAATACGCCATTGGAATATTCAACTGTTAGTTCACGAATGTTTCCGTTTGTGTCTCTTTTGTAGAGTGTTGGTAAAGGAAATATCATCTTAACCCCAATCCTTGAAATGGCCATCTGCTTCGTTGTCATTGTAGCCTTTTGTGTACTCTACAATTTCTTGAGCTGTCATATCTTTTAGGTTAACTCGATCAGTAGTATAAGTAGCACCTTTGTAATAGTGAGGATTAAATCCTCTTCCGTAATAACTATCTGCTGAACCTCTATCTGCTGGGCTTCCGTGTCTGTGTCTTATATTCATGCTTTCACCATTTCTGAAGCGCCTCTGTTGAGCCTTGTTGTTTTGCCTCGAACACCACCTGCTGAGTAACCAGCTATGTAATGTGGTCCAGTCCATGCTACGCTGTAGTTTTCAAAAACGTTTCCTCTAGGTCTATTAAGAGCTGGAGCATTGTAACCTGCTGCTTTTAAAATATCACCTTCACGGAATCTTTCATGTGTTAAGTTTACAAAACCCCAAACACTTCTTTCTGAAAGTATTTTAATAAATTTACGGCCAACTTTTATTTCAAGTCCTGCTTTAAATTCTTCAATTCTGGCTTCTCCACGATCCATGTCGTAACCACTTTTTTCGTAGCTTACTCTAGTCCATCTGTCGTAGTCGTTGCCAATAGCTTCTAGTAGTTTTTCTAGTGCTTTTGTTAGTTTTTTGTCCATCTAAGTCCTCACTTTTTTATTTAATATACATACATTATGCACTCTCGTGAACCAAAAGTCAAGCATTTTTAGGGTAGTTTTTTGAATCTTTTTATAAGCATGCTCCTAAGTTATTGATTTTTGAACATCATATATGTGCTCAAGGCGCGGATCACCCCCTTTTAATCTTTGTATATAGGTCCTAGCTTCTTTTTAACTCGTTTCAATGAGTCTCGGACGGCAGATGACTTCTTGTCTTTTGCCCCATATGTGTCTGCTAAACCAGAAGTTGGATTAGCGTCTGCAATCCTAGATAAAACCTGTTTAAATCCATCGGGCGGTCTTGTTCTGTCTCCTGTTCCTCCTACTATGTTTGGAGCTCCAATTATTTGTCGTAAATGTGGGTTAGCTTCTAACAATGCCTCTTTAGCTGAAATGGACATGAAGTCCTCATATACATCTCCCGTAATTGTATTCTCTATTGTATATGTTGGCATTGTATTATCCTTTAATGAACCGCTATTGCGATTTCTTCTACACTATCTATAATTTTAAAGATAGTCTTTTTACTTTGAGTTGAAAAGAGTTCAGAATTATAACCTTGTATTAGGCATTCCTTGATATATAATGGATCAAGTTTCTTTAAAACAGGTCGTGTATATCTTAACTCTCTAAAGCCCCAAGTATTCAAACACAGTAAAGCAATGTCTATTTCCTGCTCAGTAAAAAATGCCATCCGATAGCCTTTTATTACTTTTGGCTTCGGTTCTTTTTTCTTAAATGGAATTACCTTTGCCTTCTGTGTGTCCATATTAGTTATTTATATCCTATAATTTGTCTAACCAAGGAATAATTACTTCTTGGGCAAATAACTTTTGATATTTTTTTGGTGGATGATCTGGGATTTGTGTCTCGAATCCTTTCTCTTTACAAAAATCAAGTAGAGTAGATGAATACCAAGTAAAAGGATTTATTTGAGATTCTAATAATTTTGAAGTCTCGTATGTTATATTAAACAAACTATGATCCCACGCTTTAAAATTAAACAAAGGAATTTCTTTTATCTCACATAACCATTGAACACTTAATATATTTTCTATTGTTTTTAAATATTGTGCCTCTTCATTATGAAAGTTTTTAAGAAACAATCTCATTTTCCAATCTATATGATCGTCGCCAAACTCCCATAGGCCATAATTTCCACCACTTTTTAACCAAGAAGAATTTTCTCCTGGAAGGCCGTTATGCATTGGGTTAAGATAATCAGTTCCATCTAGCTGTTTTGTTTTAGGTACGACATAGTTGCTAAAAGATCCTGAGTGTTTGCCTCCGTTATCCCATTTATCGGGGTCTGGATTATATTTTTTATAAAGACTCTCATATAAAAAAGGATCATCATCTTTATGAAAATACAGTTCAAATCTATTAGGATCAGACCAACCAACAACAACCGCGTCTGGTGACCGTCTGTATATAGCATTTATTGCGTTCCTAGCAATCATAGAATTGCATGCTGCCATTTCAGAAGACCTAATTACTTCATAGTCTTCTAAATAATATGGCCATGATGTCTTTGGGCCTGGAGCCATAGCAGAAAAACTATCACCACCTGCTAAGACGTGCATACTTTTACTCCATACTTTCTTTCAAAGGCTTGGCCGTCGCTTTTAGTATTAACAATTGGTTTACCTTTTATATTAAGGCTCGTATTAAGTAACATAGGACATCCTGTTTCAAAATAAAATTCGTTAAGCAAGCTATATAATCCTAAATGTTGCTTTTTGTTTACTGTTTGAACTCTTGAAGTGCCATCATAATGAACTATGGCAGGATATTTCTCAGGTTCTTTGCACTTAACCGTGTATTGCATAAAGGGCGCTTCTTTAACAGGCATGTGGAAATACTTATCTGCGTGTTCTTCCATTATAACCGGTGCGAAAGGTCTAAACTCTTGTCGTCTTTTAATTTTGTTTACTTTATCTTTTATATCTTTGCCACGAGGATCTGCTAATAAGCTTCTATTACCCAATGCCCTGGGGCCAAATTCTGCTCTTCCATTAGCAACACCTACTATATTGCCTTTGAGTAGTTCACTTAATACTGGCCACACAGGATACATACCTTCTATATTATATCCTAAATAAGGTGTAAAATCTACGTGCTCTTGTGTGTGAGCTAATACTGCTCCTAATGAAGAGCCTGCATCTCCAGGGTTAGGCATTATCCATACATTATCATAATACTCTAATGCAATAGTATTTGCTACACAATTTAATGCACATCCTCCTTGCAAGACCAAGTTGTTTGTATAGTCCCACTTTTTAGATATCTCTAATATTTTCCTAAACTCTTCTTCGTATATTTTTTGTGCTGCTGCTGCAAAATCAAAATATAGTGTTTTGTGTGGGTCGTCTATATGTTGCATAAATGATCTGCAACCACGTTGTAAATTTTGTTGTAACAACGGTTTCATATCATTATAAAATCTATCTGGATCTCCATAAGCTGCCATGCCCATTAAAATATACTCGTCCTCATTTGCTTTTAATTCACATCTATCTGTAATAGCAGAATAAAACATACCTAAGGAAGTAGGATAACGTGTACTCCACCGTTTACCTAATGCGCCACTCCATATACTTGAAGTTGTCCACTCTCCAATGGCATCTATTACAATAACACTTCCATTAATAAAAGGACTTGTAAACATACCAGCTGCTGCGTGTGATTTGTGATGTGTTGTATATTTTACTGTCCAATAATCTAAACCATAAGACCTAAGTAATTTTTTAACGTTATTCTTTTGCCATGGAAGTCCACTATATAAACGCCTCGTATTTTTCCAAAAAGGACTTTCATGCCAGTACAATGTTTCAGGTTCTCCGTACTGCATGGCATCTTGTACTAGAGCTTTATTTAAATTTTTATCATTTTTAATACCACTGTAACGTTCGGCATGTCCTGCAAATAAAATTTTATTATCTTCAAACACAGATATAGCTGCGTCATGATGTCCTGCTGATATACCCCATCTAATCATTTTTATATGGATGCAAGGACAATAACATATCCTTCTTTCTAGTTTTAAGTTGATGTAGTTTATTGTGATGTAAGAAATGAAACCTATTAAAAGCAAGTTTATGTCTTACTGCATTATATCTTTCATTCTTTTCATCTGTTGAGTAATTCTTCCAGTTTTCTAATTCTTGTATTATATAATTGAACCTTTCTTTTGGGTCTCTAACAACATCATAATACTCATTAAACATTTCAGGAAACGTTTGAAATCCTTGTTGTCTTAAATAACGAAGTGTAAATGGTAAGCTCACAACAATAAGTGGATGATAATTCATTAAAGGCTTATAGGTTTTTTCTGTGATAAAAAGTTGTGTGTCGTGTCTCTGCCTATTTTCTGGCTCTGTAAAAATAGTTTCATTAACTAAGGAAAAATAAGAACTCTCATAAAGTTTTTTATCATAGTATCTATCATCTTGTTTGAGTGTCTCTGTTGAAATATCTAATTCAATTGATTTTGGTTCTTTAAAAAATTCATTTAAATGATCTTTCTGTGTTTTTGATTCTAACATAATCTCTGAGATCTGTAGAAGTTCGCTAGCCCATTGGTTTCTATATTCTCTTTCCCCTTCTACATCTCCATAGTATCGTAACAAAAAGCTTATATAAGAGTGTTCATTATAACCCAGTCTGTATAATTCTGATACGACCGCCAATCTATGAGGCCGAGGCAGTCCGTTGAAATTTAGTAAATCATGTGTTTTGTCTTCGGCTGTTGGGACTGCATGTAGTGTCTCTCTTTCATAACTAGAGTTTGGTTCAATAAACTTTCTTGCATGATCTAAGGTAAACAATCCTACTTCTAATGGATCGGTTCTCAATACATATTGTTGCCGATATAAAAATTGAAAATAATCGTAACCAATTGCTTTAGTAAACTTTCCTTGTTCGCCCATTGGATTGCTGGTAATCCAATGATCATAGTTTTTAGCAAAGTTTATATCACCAAAGATAAAATAAGAATATATTCCATTTAACTTGTTACTAGATAATGCCCCATTTAATTTTTCCATCCACCAATGTGCGTCTAAATGAAATCCTTCGTGTGGAAATACAAAAACTATTTGAATCATTCTTTTCCTAGCTAAGTCTTTTACTTTATCTGGAATAGAACTTACAAGGTTTGATACCTCATCTAAATAAGCAATTTCAATAAAATAGTAATTGTGTAATGGATGATTTTTGCCATGTACATTTTCATTAAACTTGCTTAAATCCATTAACTTGTAATTTAACTCTGCGTATTCATACCACCAATTTATATTTGCTAATTTGCTTACTGCAATGCCTTGGCCTTCACTATACATGTTTCCTCCCAAAGGGCTGTCTAGTTTGTCAAACCACAAATAAAATATATCATTAGGATTATGAAAAGATCTATCAACAATAAAGGGAGGTTCTATATGTGTTTTAAATTCTTTACGAGGGTTTGCTGGCATACCTAGTTGCCATTGTCCTTTTTTCCAATGATCTCTCTTAGGTTGTGGTGGGTAATCTTTTGCAAACGTTTCCATTTCAAAGTAAAAATCCCAAGGAATTTGTATAGAGTTTTGTTCATTAGATTTAAATACTTCATCAATATTTGATATTCTACGAGAATTTTCTTCTATTACTTCTTCTAAACGTTTCCTATTAGCTTTTAGTCGAGGTAGCAAATCTTTATATTTCTCTTCTAGTTCTTGGTACGAATATTTTGTTAAATTGGCCAACTGTTGTGTTATGTAGTCTGCTCGCCTTTCCCAATCTGAATGAGATAAATTTATTAAAATGTCTGGAAACATATCTTCAAAAATGTCAAACCCCATTTCTTTTAATTTCTT